CGGGCACGGTCGTGAACGACACGTCTGCCCTGTCGATCATGACGTTCTTCGCGGGCGTGCGGATTATCGCTGATGCTGTCTCGACTACGCCGCTTCGTGCGGTGACTCAGGCCCCGGATGGGACGCGTACGCCGGTCAAGGTGTCGCCGGTTCAGATCACTGACCCGTTCCATGCCTGCTCGTTCCAGGAGGGGCTGTCGCAGATTGTCACCTCGCTCGTGCTGCGCGGGAACGCGTACCTCGTGGAGGTCGCCTGGGATGGTTCGCTGAAGCCGGTCAAGTGGCGCATCTTGAACCCGGATCAGGTCGACGTGCAGTGGGATGACCAAGGGTTCCGCCGCTACCGGATCAACGGCGCGTGGTGGGATTCCAACCTCGTGCACCACCTGACGGGTTTCATGCTGCCGAACGCTCTGACGGGCGCGGGCATCATCGAGTATTGCCGCAATGCTCTCGGTATCGGCATCGCGCTGGACGAGATGGCGGGCGGGTTTTTCAAGAACGGCATCATGTCGGCGGGCATCATCGGCATCGACGCACCGATCACCACTGATGAAGCGCGCAGTGTGGCGCAGCAGTTCGCGGCCAAGCACGGCGGCGTGAAGAATGCGGGCCTGCCGATCGTCGTCGGTGGTGGCGCGAAGTACACGCCGCTGAGCTTGACGCCCGAAGACGCGCAGTTCCTCCAGTCGCGGCAGTTCCAACAGGGCGAGATCGCCACACTGCTGGGCATCCCGCCGCACCTGCTCGGCATGGTCGACAAGACGACCTCGTGGGGTACGGGCATCGAGGTGCAGGGCCGCGGCTTCGTGGACTACACACTCCGGGCGTACTTCACCCGCCTGGAGACGCTGTTCACCTCGTGGCTGACCCCTGGCACGTTCGCGGATTTCGTCACGGACGCGATCACCCGGGCTGACACAGACACCCGCTACAAGAACTATCAGCGTGCACTCACTGACGGGTGGATGAACAAGGACGAGGTTCGCCTGCGCGAGGGTTTGCCGGCGCTCCCTGATGGGGCTGGCGAGGTCTATTACGTCCCGATGTCGCAGATTCCGGCGTCGAACCCCAAGGGCTTGATCGCAAGCGCGGCAGCCGCACCGATTCCATCTGACAACCCGAGTACAGGAGCCACCCCATGACGGTGATCAAGACACGCCGCACAGTCACCACAGGCGGCCTCGAATGGCGCGCGAATAGCGAGTCGGTGACGCTCGAAGGCTATGCGTGCACCTTTGATCAGGCGTACGACATGGGCTGGTACATGGAGACGGTGAAGCAGGGTGCGTTCACGAAGACGCTCTCTGAGACGCCGGACGTGCGCCTGCTCATCAACCACGAGGGCCTGCCGCTGGCGCGCACCCGCTCGGGCACCCTCGACCTGTCACAGGATTCCACGGGCCTGCTCACCCGGTCGGTGCTTGACGCATCCGACCCGGACGTGCAGCGTCTCGTCCCCAAGCTCGAGCGCGGCGACCTCGGCGAGATGTCGTTCGCATTCGGCACGGTTCGTCAGGAATGGTCCCCGGACTACTCCGAACGATCGCTGACCGAACTGTCCCTCGCGGGCGGCGACGTGTCAGTGGTCACGTACCCGGCGAACCCCAACACGTCCGTGTCGCTGCGGATGCGCACCCTCGCCGACGAAGATCCCGAGAAGCTTCGCCAGGTCTACCGCGACCTGATGGAGGAGCGCGCCGGGAAGTCCCTGTCGGCCGCGACGACGAACCAGCTCACATCGGTTCTGGATTCCCTCGGCGTGATTGACGACGCCACCGACGACGCCATGCAGATCCTCGCGGATCTCCTCGGCGTCTCTGTCCCCGCTGACGAGGACGAGCAGCAGAAGAACTCGGGCCCGACTCTCGAGCTCACCCGCGCGAAGATCGCCCGCGCGCTGCTCAAGTAACCCCCAAATCGACCCCTCCCCTGTGGGGGGTTTTCGTTCGCGCCGGACTACGCCCGCACCTCACCCGCCTAGCTAGCGGGTGACGCCGCGCGCCGTCAGTACCACCCGGACAGTCCATCAACCGTATGAACTGAATGGAGCATCATCATGGATCCAATTGAGATCCGCAAGGCAGAGATCAAGGCCCGGCTCGACGAGCTGATCGCCCTAGCCGAAACGGAAACCCGCAACGTCACGGACGCCGAGCAGACCGAGATCGACACACTGATCACCGAGTTCCGCGCCGTCGAGGCCAAGGGCGTCACGCTCGCCGCCGCGAACGAACTCCGCGCGAAGATGGCCTCCGCCATCCCCGCGGGCGTGGCGCCGGTCGCCCCGACCGCTGCCGCCGCCGCTCGCACCGAGCTGCGCACCGAGCCGTACCGCAGGGGCGGCAGCGAGTCCTACTTCAACGACCTGTCGAAGGCTCACCGGGGAGACACCCGCGCCGCCGACCGACTCGTGGAGAACGACCGCCACCGCGCCGACATGGAAAAGCGCGCCGGCACCACGACCGTCGCTGGGGCTGGTGGAGAGTTCGCGCCGCCGCTGTGGCAGATCGACCAGTTCATTGCCCTCGCGCGTCCGGGTCGTACGTTCGCTGACCTGGTGAACAACGTCGCCATTCCGTCGAGCGTGTCTTCGATCAACATCCCGAAGGTCACGACCGGCACCATCACCGGCACGCAGGCCAGCCAGAACGGCGCGATCGCCAACCAGGACATCGTTACCACTTCGGTGTCGACTGGCATCACCACCGTTGCCGGTGGCGTTGTCGTCGCGCAGCAGATCCTCGACCAGTCGCCCATCTCGATGGACGACCTGATCCTGGGCGACCTCGCACGCGACCTCGCGGGCAAGATCGACGCGGCCATCATCGCCGCGGTCGCTGGCGTGTCCGGCCTGAACGCGATCACCTACACGAACGCCTCGCCGACCTCCCTGCTCCTCGCGGGTCAGGTTCAGCAGGGCATCGACGCGGTGCACCAGGGCAACTACGCCCGCGCCAGCGCCATCGTCATGCGCCCCGACCGTTGGGGCCGTCTGCTCGCCGCGCAGGACACCACGGGCCGCCCGCTCGTCGTGCCGAACGCTGCGTACGGCGTGTTCAACGGCCTCGGCACCGCCGATGGTCAGAACGCGCAGGGTGTCGCGGGTACGTTCCGCGGCCTGCCGGTCTACCTCGACCCGCTGATCCCGGTCAACCTCGGCGCGGGCACCAACCAGGACGAGGTATTCATCCTCGACGCGTCGCAGGTCAACCTGTACGAATCGGCCCCCAAGGCTGAGGCGTTCCAGCAGACCTACGCGAGCACCCTGTCGGTGTACTGCCGCATCTACGAGTACTACGGCGTCATCGCGAACCGCCTCCCGAAGGCGATCTCGCTCATCAGTGGCACCGGCATGATCCCCGGAGCGTACGGGCTGTAGCACCTGATCCCGGTCGGGGCCGTCACAAGCGGCCCCGGCTGGGTTCCCCCAACTTTGCATCACAACGGAGGACGCATGAGCGACGACGACTTGAATCTGCCCATCAGCCGCGAGGCCTACGTCGAAGGGCTCCGCACAGAGCTGCGGCAGTCGAACGACAAAGCGCACAAGGCCGCGATCACGGCCGAGCTTGACCGTGTGACCAAGCGCACCGCCGTGGCCCCGAAGAAGGAAACCCGCTAACCATGTCCATTCTTCTCGGCGGGGTGTACCTCGCGCAGTACACGGTGCCGGGTGTCCTCGCCGGGACGACTGTAACGCTCACGGTGACGGCCCCCGATGGGACCACCACGACACCGGCTGTAGCTCTGGACATTCCGTGCACGGCGAAGGTCCCGGCCTCTCTGGTGGGCAGCTACCTGCTCGTGTGGTCGGCTGCCGGCACGGTCGTGGATGTGCAGCAGGACCAGTTCACGGTCGAGAAGCCCTCGCTGGATCTCGTTTCTCTCAGTGACCTCCGCGACGAACTCAATATCGCCCCCGTCGATCGGACCAAGGACGTGAAGCTGCGCCGCTGGCTGAAGGCTGCGACGGCCGTGGTCGAGAAGATTTGCGGCCCCATCCTCCCCGCGCCCCGCACCGAGTACCACGACGGCGGCGGGTCGTTCCTCGTGTTGCCGTTCCGGTGGGTGCAGTCCATTCAGGATGTGCACGAAACGTGGGGCGCGACGAACTTCACCCTCACCGAGCAGCCTCTCGGGCAGGCGTCCACCCCGTACGGGTACACGTGGGACAAGACCATCAACCGTATTGTGCGCCGGACGTACGGCGGCGGCTTGGCGTTCTTCCCCCCTGGCATTGACGTGGTTTCGATCACGTACACGGTGGGCATGGCGACGATCCCCGACGACATTCAACTGGCGACGACTGCTCTGGTGAAGCACTTCTACCGCAAGAACGAACTCCCGAACCGGGCGGCATTCTCCGCTCAACCCGCAGACGATACGGGCATGACGATGGTCGGCAACTACTACGTGCCGAATGAGGTCATGGAACTTCTCGAGCCGTGGCGTGCCACCCCGGGGATCTTCTGATGGGCGTGTCGATCGGCAAGGCCATCGACTATCTGGTGTCGGGCACGAACACGGCCGGCACGACGCTGTTGGCCGCGCTCCTCGCGGTGGATGCGACGGCGGTCCTGGCCGACAACATGCCGGATGCGGGCTCGCAGTCGATGGTCTTCATCGGCCGCACTTCCCCGGATGACGCGGCGACCGGCGCAATCAGTCGGCAGTTCATCGTGCTCGGCGCCACCCGATCCAGCGAGGACTACATCATCCCGTGCTTCATCAGCGTGACCCGGCCCGGGCCCGCGCAGAAGCCGGCGCGTGATGCGGCCCTCGCGCTGTTCGACACGATCGCCCATTGGGTGCAGGCCGACCTCACTCTCGGCGGCGTTCTCACGAACGGCCGCTCGGCGAACATCGCTGACCTGCAACTCACGCAAACCCGCGACGACGAAGACACGAGTGGCGGCGCGCAGCAGGTCGCGTGGGTCATGTTCGGCATTCACTGCACAAACCTCTACACACCCTAGGAGCCCTCATGCCCAAGTTCACCAATGATTCCGGCAGCGATTTGGAGTTCCCCGCCCTGGGGATCCTCGTCGCAGCGGGCGACAGCTTCGAGGTGTCTGAGGATGCCGCCGAGGGCCTGCGCGACCAGTCAATTTTCACCGAGTCCAAGACGACCAAAACCCCCAAGGAGAGTAACTAATGGCTGTAGGTTCTGGCCTGTCGGCCACCGTAGGCATCGCCACCGAGACAACGCCGGGCATCCCGGTCGCTGTCACCCGGTTCTTCGAGTTCGACTCGGAGGGCATGGGCATGAAGAAGCACACCGTGCAGGGCGCGGGGCTTCGTGGCGGCGGGCTCGTTCGTCGTGGCGCTCGCCGCGCTGTCGTGGCGCGTGAGGCGGGCGGCGACCTGTCGTTCGATGTGATGACCAACGGCTTCGGCCTGGTGCTGCAGCACATGCTCGGCTCGTTCGCCGCTACGGCAACGACCATCGGCGGCGGGCTCTACCAGCAGATCCACAACGTGGGCTCGCTGCAGGGTAAGTCGTTCACCACGCAGGTTCTCCGCCCCGACACCACGGGCGTCCTCGGCCCGCAGGCGTTCACCTACCCCGGCTGCAAGGTCACGGGCTGGGAGCTCACCGCGCAGCAGCAGCAGCAGCTCAAGCTCAAGCTGACCATCGACGCACTGGACGAGGCCACCCCTTCCAACGGGTTCGCTTCGACCACGCTCTCTTCGGCGTCCACCGCTGGCGCGTCGACCCTCTCCACTGTGGCGACGATCCCCGCAGGGTCTTACATCACCGTAGGAACCGGGCTGACCGCTGAGGTCGTGCTGACTGGCACGCCGTCCGGTGCTGGCCCGTTCGTGATTCCGACGACCACGGCGCTGACCTACGCGCACGCGATCGGTTCCCCCGCTGGTTCCGCGACGGGCGCGAACTACGCCGCCGCGGTGGCATTGCAGACCGCCAGTTACACGGCCGGCACGAGCATGTTCACGTTCAACGGCGGCAAGCTTGTCCTCGGCGGCACCACGTCGGTGGTCTCCGGTGTGTGGACGAACGCGGGCGGTGTCGTCGCCGGCAACGTGCGCACGGTGTCGCTCAAGGGTTCCAACCCGCTCAAGGTTGACCGGTGGGGCCTCGGTTCCGCGATCAAGTCGGAGCAGCTCGAGAACAACTGGCGCGACTACAGCGCCGATGTCGAGATCGAGTACGCGAGCCGGTACTACTACGACGTGTATGCGGCTGACGCGGCTCTGGCCTTGCAGCTTTCCTTCACGGCGCCCGGTGGTAACGTGCTCTCGTTCTACGTCCCGGTGTCGTTCCAGGAGGACATCGGCTTGCAGGTGTCCGGCCCGGACATCCTCATTCAGAAGCTCGCTTTCACGGTCCTCGATGACGGTGTGAACGGTGCGCTGCAGGCGGTGCTGACCTCTACGGATGTGAGCCTGTAATGCCCGTAGCGATCACTGCGCGCGTCGATCTGGCGAAGGTATCGGACGAGATCAAGGCGACGGAAAAGAAATTCGTAGCGGCGGCTCGGAAGCGAATCCGAACCGCCATCAACGAGTCCGGCGCGGACCTGGTGTCGGCGATGCGGGGCAGGGCCTCATGGTCCTCCCGCATCCCCGGCGCGGTCAAGCTGTCAGTTCGCTTCGGCGCCAAGGCTTCATCCGTGCGCATCGAGGTCGATCACAACAAGGCCCCGCACGCACGCGCTTTGGAGCTTGGCAACTCGACCACGTTTGACGAGTCGGTGATCAACAAGCACGGCGGATTCAAGATCGTGAACGGCAAGAAGGTCGCCGTAAACAAGGAAATCTACAAGAACATGCGCCGGGTCAACATGGGCGTCGGGCGCGCGCTCAAGCACCCGGTGTGGGGCAAGGGCGACCGGTCGAACGGGTGGTCGAGCATGGCTCTCCGCCCGTTCTTTTTCCCCGCAGTCGAGGCGCGCCAATCTGCTATCACCAACCGCTTCGAGGCTGTAGTCGATGAAGTCGCCCGCGATTCGGGCTTCCAATAATGAAGGGTTTTTAAATGGCATCCAACGGCATCCACCACGTGTGGCTGGGCGACGAGGATTTGGGCATTTTCGATGAGTACAAGATCAGCCTGAGTGACGGGTATCTGATCAAGGGCGCGTCGGGCCTGAACGTGAAGCCGTTCCTCGAGGGCATCGCGGATCTGGATCCGCTTTCCTGGCAGACGCTCGTGTGGTGGCTGCGCCGCAAGCAGGGCAAGGACATGCGCCGCGAGTCCATCGAGTTCAACTTCACCGATCTTCGGATGGAGGACGAGGTAGACGCGGACCCTACTCCGGTCCCGACTGGGACAAGCGGTGCAGGTATCTCGGAGTCCTCGCCAACCTCTGCCACCTAACCCCCGCCGAGGTTGACGCGCTGACCCTTCACGACTTCGAACTGCTCGTCCAGTACTGCGACAACGAAATTGAAGCGATGAACAAACAGAACGAGGGATAACCCGATGGCGCTCGCTAAGAACCTTTCATTCATCCTGCTCGGCGAGGATAAGTCTGCCTCGAAGATCATGATGACGGCGGCGGAAAAGGCCGAGAAGGCCACGGGCCGGATCGGTGGGGCGTTCGGCAAGATCGGCGGGCTCATCGGCGGCGAGTTCGGCGAGGTGCTCAACAAGGCTGGCGAGGGCCTCGCGCAGGTTGGCGAGAAGGGCGGCAAGCTCGGCGCGAGCATGGCTATCGGTGGTGCTGCGG